ACTGATGAACAACATAATAATAAATAATAATATAATCATTCGCTTCTCCCTTATCGTATAGAGCAGTAGGGAATCGAACCCTACACCATGTCTTGTATAGCTGTGCCAAGCTTAGCACTTCGTCTATGGACTATACACCACTCATCAGGATAGCTGGACTCGAACCAACACCACATGTTCCCAAAACACGTATGCTACCATTGACACCATATCCTGTTACTATATGCCATAAGAACTATAACTTATAACATATAATAAAATAAAGGAGAACACGAACAGCAGGAATCGAACCCACGTTTACAGGTTTGGAATCTGTAGCATTACCACTATACTATGCTCGTAATATGCAAAGGGCTGTTAGTTACCTTGCACCCTCTGCTTGGCTGTCAACTCTATAACATTTAAGTACCGTCAATCAGTACACCATATTTAATACTCCAGCTACTAATAATAAGATAGATGTAAATATACTTAGCATAATAGCTAGATAGTCATGGCGATAATACCACTCTTTAAAGTTGGTAACTGAACCTACACCATATAAAATGCCAAGGATAACCAAGGCAATATTAATCACAATCATTTATTCTCCTGACTTTCTACATAGAGTAAGATACAAAAGGCGTCTGCCATGTCATCATTGATATCATCATCAGGTACTATGTTATAGCTCTTGAGTATCTCAATGCTTTGTGCTTTTCGCATTGCACTCTTACCTTTAATTAGATGATAACCGCACCATTTAGAATTTGGAATATCAACATAGCCAATGTTATGACGGTTACGCATGACTCCTAAGAATGAACCGTTAGCTCTAATCAATGAGATGTTACCCTTAGACTTGAACGTGATGATAGGCTCTTCGATATAAATAAAGTAGTCAAATAAATTATAATGCTCAATAATTTCTGTTATCCCGTAAGCAATTAGTTTTGCACGTTCCAAAGGGTCTTTACTTTTACCACCTGCAATTGAACCGACTACATACTCATTTGTTAAAGGGTTACGAAACGCATAACCAGCATTAGAAGTGCTAAAGTCAATCGCTAATGCTTTGCTCATAAATCAGAACTCAATTCAATATAAAGTTCTTTGCTTAGTTCGCCAATATCAAATAAGTGTTTAACATAGTGTTCGTACTCAATCGGAGTCAATACTTCTTTTTGTGATAAAATATGCTCTTTATTCATTTCTTTATTCTCCCTTAAAAATTAAAGCTGTATCAAGATTAATCAAACCACATTCCACAGCGTTAAGTAAGAACTCGTTAAAGTCAACTTCTGACAATGTTTCTTGCTTAAATAATAGCTGTTCTTCTGTCATTTGCTTTCCTCTCTTAACTTCTGTATTTATTATAGCATATCCACTTTTCAGGTTTGGTTTATCCTCTGTTATGTAAGCTATGCTTGACTTTGTAGGCATTTTATGTTATACTCTTTATAGGAGGTAATCAATGGCTAGAGATAAATATCTGATGTACTTACGACAGCAGGAATACAAGAAACGTATTAAAATTAAAGTAGCTAATACAAGAGCTAGAATGAATAGAGAGTATATGAACCAGCCAGAAGTAGACAAGGAAACATTAGAACTATGGAACAATCAGCCAGCAATACATTTTGATTTAGGGAAAAATAAATAAATTATATTAAAAAAATATATAGCGCAATAGCGCTTTTTGTTTTACGCTTAACCGCAATTTGACTAGAAGTGGCAGAATGTAAGTGCATTGAGTGTCCTGTTTGTAAAGTATGGTATCAGTAAGCACAATTAGCTTATTGTTTGTAAGATTTCTAAAGGAATTCCGGAGTGTTTGATAATCTTTTTATCTTGTACTGGAATTATGAAATGTTTAAGAAAACAAGAAAAATAAAATGTACGGAAAAATAATTATTAGTGTCCAAAATTAAAGGTTAATATATTCTACTACGTTTTTTTTTTTTGCACATTAAAAGCTAAAACCGAACAATAAATGTAAATAAATATGTACAAGCATAAAAACAATAGTTATTTCCGAACAATATTATTATTCTTGACAAGTCTAAAATAAAAGTATATAATTGATTTATCATCAAGAAAGGAGATGAAAACATGGCTAGACCTAAACAAGAATTTTGTTCTAATTGTAACGGAGAAAACCCAAAATGTAAATATAAAGAGACTGGTCGTAAATGTCGTGTTGGCAAAGCTAAAGGTAAAGCAAAAGGAAAGGCAATAGGCAAAGCTAAAGGCAAAGCTAAAGGCAAAGCTAAAGGCAAGGCAATTTCAAAAGAAACAATAGAAAAAAGAGACAATTATGATTCACTTCTGGGAGACTTTCAAACAGATTACTTGAATTTTATGTATGATAGAGCATTTAAATACTCAATAAACAAAGAAACAAATAAAGTTGAGTATGAACAAAAGTTTTATACAGTTTATTCTTTTGAAAGATATTTAAACAACATTAATCAAAAATCACTGGCAAGTTGGGCTAGAAGAAAATATGGAGAAAATATGAAAAACTTTAACACAAAAACAGATAAAATGGCATTTGATGAATATGAAAAATTCATTTATAAAAAAACTTATGGAAAAAAAGATGACGCTATAAGAGAAAAATTAAATAACGAACAACCCAAAACAACGGATGAAATAGAAAAACTTCGTCTTAAACAAGAACAAGCTTCTAAAGATATTATTAGAACTCAATCATTAGAAGAGGCGATCGAAACAGCTGATGAAATCGAACGTAAACTTAAAGAATGTGATTTAAAAAGCATGACAGACGAAGAAGCCTTAAAAGAAATTGCTGACTTAGCTAACGAAATTGATTTATCTTGGTTCAAAAACAAATAACAGTGATTTATGATGATGAAAAAGGAGAAATAAAAAATGAAAAATAAATGTATTAAGTGTCAGCAAATAAGAAAGGCAAGTGGTAGAATTTATTTAAAGTGTCGTAAATGCAAACAAAAAGCTAGTGATGAAAGAAAAAAAAATAAAAAGAATAAAAGCGAAATGGCTAAAACTAATCTAATAAAAATATCTAAACGATTAAATCAAGATAGCATAAACAAATTCATAAAAGAAAGAAATGGAATTAAGGGTTGACTTTTCAAGTTTTTTTTGTTATTATATACTAAAGGAGAAATAAATGAAAATTTACTATGTGGCACTAACAACTAATAAAGACATAGTGGCTAAAAATTATAGCGGAAAGCGATTATCTCTTTATACAAAAAAACATGAAGCTATTAAGACTTGCGTTTTATTAAATTATCAATGGGAGCTATTTTTCGGAAATGGAGTAAAAGAAGAAAAACCATTCAAAGTTTATTGCGTAGAATCAGAGCCAATGGAGGTAACTAGTGACTAGCCTATTTGATAAAGTAAGCACAGCTAAAGAACTTAAAGAATCAGAAGACTTTTCAGGTGGTTTACTTTGGAATGTACAAGATATATTGCCTAAAGGATCACTCGGTCTTATAACAGGTAGCGAAAAGAGCATGAAGTCATCACTAGCGCAAGACTTAGCACAAGCCATGGCACTAGGAGAGCCGTTCGCTGGCAGAGAAACAACTAAAACTAACGTGTTATTTATTCAGAACGAGAATAGCAGACTGACAGAACATCAACGCTTGAAAGGTTCAAGAAGAGATAGTCCTGATAACTTGTATTTCTTACACGGTGGAGCTTTTAAACTTGATACATGGAAATATGACAGCCAAGGGAAAAAGCACAATGTAGGGCTTAGAGAGCTATATAACTTCATACTAGAAAAAGACATCGGACTTGTTATCTTAGACCCTCTTAAAGACTTGTTAGAAGATAATGATATAATCAACGCAAACCAACCAATGGCAGAAGTCCTAAGAGGAATTACAAACCTTAGAAATACTTTAGATATGAAGCACGACAAGTATGTGACGTTTATGATTGTGGCACATGCTAGAAAACAAGCTGGGGAGCAATCTTTAACAGAACGTGACTTCCGTATCATTCCAAGCCATATATTAGGAGCTACGACAATTCCATCTTGGTATGAGATTGCCTTTACTATGTCGCCAAAGATTAATAGCAAAACTAAAAACAGATATTCTATCATGAAAGTATTTGCTCGAAACTTTGCTTTCAATAATGAAATTCTTTGGGGATATGTTGGTTCGGCTTTTACATCAATCGAACAAGATAAAAAAGAACCAGATAGCGAACTAATTGAAGAAGTCAAACAGGAAACTCCAATCGAAACGACGAAAGAATCGGCACAGGCTTTCTTAGACTTAGCTAAAGAGCAAGGAAAGGTAACAGAAAATGATTAATTACGAAAACAAGGCAATTAACTTACACGCTGAAGTGTATGGCTGGCTATATCGTGCATTAGATGAAATGGTAAAAGCAGAATGGCATAATGACGAGCTCTTCAAAGTTTGGCTTGGACGTGCTGAATTTCTAGTAAGACAGTCTAAAAAATTGCATACAGCTTGTGAAAATGATTATTCTAAGCGTGCATTGATTAAAGCATTGCAATTAAAAGTAGAAATAAATAAAAAAATATCATCTAACGCTTGATAATAATAAATAATTTTGATATAATTATATATATAGAAATAAAGGAGAATTAAACAAATGGTAGTTAAATTAACGCAAGAACAAGACAGATTTATTAAAACTTTTAATGATAAAAGCCGAGCATTTTATTATATTTCTAGTTGGGGTTGGGGAAGTTCTCTTAAAAATGGACTAGGAGAAGTTTACGAAAATGGAGTTAAGACACCTTTTGCTATTGATGAAAAAGAAAAAATGTTAAATGCCCTTATTAATGGGTATGAAGTGGTTTTTGAACCTAAATTTAAGTTTTATACCTTTTCTGATAGAACCGACAGCACTCCATTATATTATGTAGGTAAAACAAATGAATTAAATGGAAATAAAAAATTTGCACTTGAAGTTAAAAAAGATAGTGAAGAATATAAAGCCTTGCTAACTTTAGGTTTCATTAGAGAATGAGCATGATAACATCTTTCCAAAGTTTAGCTGAAAGGCGGTCGATAACTCTTAATTATCACAAAAAGGATAGTCAACAGTACATCAATAGCTTGAATTACTTTGAATATGCTAGAATGTACTTTGAGAAAAATGGCTTTCCAGAAGATAACAGGCGAGTTTATCAAAGTGGCAAGCGAAAAGGTCAAAAGGTTGGCTGGTCTGACAAAGAGGAAAAGCAGCAAAAAGACGATATTAGAAAGTTCATTTATGAAAAGCAACTGCAAAAGTTTAAAAGCCAGAGAAAAAGCTAGTAAACATTATGCCAGAGGCGTTAGAAAGCTGTCTAAGGAGCTCAAAGAAATGAACGAGACAAAGTATAGGGCAGAACCTAACGAGCGCTTATATGGCTTAATAAATGACTTGTGGAACTACTGGGACGACGGATACATTTTACCAATGCTTAAGTATAATATAGAAATTACAAGGCAAGGCGATGTATTCATTGTAGAAAGAGGAGAAAATGGAAACAATTAACATTAAGTTTGATGAAGAACAGCTAGAAGATATCGTTAAAAAAGTTACTGAAAAACTTAAAGAAGAGAAAACCAACTTTTATGAGCTTTCAGATACAGGGCGTGAAGAAAAAAAGGAAAAACGGATAGTAATGTATTTAGAAGCTAGAGTATCTAGCTATCCTAGTGAAGATAAAAAATTATATTTTGGTAATTCTTTCAATACTTTGTCAAAAGAATGTGCTACTGACTTTGATTTGAGTTTTACATTTGACCGTAAAAAAGTAGAAGAACTTAAAAGCCAAGGTTGGAAAGAAGAGGTTATCTATAAATGAGCGTATTTGAACAACTTAATGCAATTAATGTAAATAGTAAAGTCGAACAAAAAAAGACAGGTAAAACTTCTCTAAGTTACCTATCTTGGTCTTGGGCTTGGGCTGAATTTAAAAAAGTTTGTCCTACTGCTACTTATGAGATTAAAAAGTTTGATGACGGAAACGGAAAATTAGTTCCATATCTATACGATACTACTTTGGGTATTATGGTATTCACTTCTGTTACAGTTGATGATATCACGCATGAGATGTGGTTGCCAGTAATGGACGGAGCTAATAAGGCAATGAAGTTTGAATCTTATACTTATAAGACTAAGTCCGGAGAAAAAACTGTTGAACCAGCTTCAATGTTTGATGTAAATAAAACCATTATGCGTTGTTTAGTTAAAAATTTAGCTATGTTTGGACTTGGTTTATACATATATTCAGGCGAAGATTTGCCCGACTTGACAGAAGAGCAGAAAGAACTTGAAGCAGAAAAGCAACGACTTAGAGAGATTCAACCACTTATCAAACGAGCTGAACAACTAGGATACCAAAATATTGACAGCTTTAAAAATAAGACTAAAAAAGAAATTACCGACATCATGACGATTTGGTTAGCACAGCAAGAAGCAGAAAAAGGGGAATAATTAAATGGCAATTATCACAGTTACAGCACAAGCAAACGAAAAAAATACACGTACAGTAAGCACAGCAAAAGGCGACAAGAAAATTATTTCAGTACCTTTGTTTGAAAAAGAAAATGGATCTAATGTAAAAGTCGCGTACGGTTCGGCTTTCTTGCCTGACTTCATTCAATTAGGAGACACAGTAACAGTAAGCGGTCGTGTACAAGCTAAGGAATCAGGCGAATACGTAAATTACAACTTTGTTTTCCCTACGGTTGAAAAAGTGTTTATCTATAATGATAATAGCAAGCAATTACAAGCTAAACAAGACTTATTTGGTGGTTCTGAACCGATTGAAGTTAATACGAAGGATCTCCCTTTCTAGTGGAAAGTTTGTTATATGTACACACAAGAAGAAAAAGAGCAAATTATCGACATCGTGGATAAGATGAGCTTACTAAAACAAGACTTTGACGGAGCTTTCACTTGGATCAAGGAAAATGTATCAATGCCATTTGACTTTGACGGAGAACAGCAATTCATATCAGACTTGAAACAGCTAGTTAAAATTAACGCTTTGAAGTTTGGTAAAATATATGAAGGAGTATTAAATTGACAACATTAAGAGAATTACACAAAAAACTTAAAATTAAACAAACGCTTGACAACTACGTACGCAATACAAATAAAAAATACAAATATAATCTTGTCCCTGATGAAATTCTTGGCGAGGGAATGGCTAAATTAATCGAGCTTAACACTCAAGGTAAACTTGGACGACATGCACAGCAAATTGCTTATATTAACCATAATTTGAGTTTACGGCGACAAAAGGAGCAACTGGAACAAGCTAACGAACGACTTGCTAAACGTGCTGAGAAGGCCCAAAAATTGCTTGACACGGAACTTTTGAAAGATAGCTACATCGAAACACTTGAAATGTTTAGTAAATACCATTCAGCAAAACAATATACTATGTGGGACGACCTAGAAACTCCAACTAAAGTGATTGAGTTCATGGAAAAGAACGGAGTTAAACAAGGGAAATGGCTACGTCCTGAAGGAGTCGACGCTTGGTTCAAAGAACGAATCATCTGGTTCAAAAATAAATTGAAAGAGGTTTAAATGAATGACGATCGACTTGATTGAAAAAGGGGATTGGTAAAAAATGAAATACAAAAAAATATATAATTTAATTATTTTCGAGAATGGAACTATTTATAGAGAGCTTAAAACAAGGTGTAACCTAATTAAACCTATTGCTGGAAGTAGAGGATATTGTCAAGTTTGGGTAAATGGTAACTTAATACTTGTACACCGTTTAATTATGGAAGTTTTTAAAGGAAAAAGCGACTTAACTGTTGACCATATAGACGGTAATAAAATGAATAATTCTTTAGATAACTTAGAATATGTAACTTTGAGTGAAAATATAAAAAGAGCTTATTCCAAAGGGTTGAAAGAATCAAACCTTTTATCATCAAGTAAACCGGTTCGTTTTAATAATAAGACATATAAAAGCGCAACCGAATTAAGCAAAAAATTAGGACGTTGTGAAGGCTATGTATCACAGAAGATAAAAAGAAATAAACCGATTGACGGTTTTAAAGTTGAATTTATATAATATTAAAAAACTTTTAGGCTTGACAGCTTAGAGTTTTTTTGTTATAATTACTTTAACAAATGAAAGAGGTAAAACAATGACAAAAGAAAAAGCTCTTGAAAAAATTGAAACAATTTATAAACTTAACGGCGATTTTGACCATGCAACTAAGTACATAACCGGTTTATATGGGTTGACGCCTGACTTTTGGAAAGAAAACTTTGATTTTATAAGTAATAAAATGATTGCCAAGTACCCTAACTTGTGCTACGGAGGTATCGTCTAATGGAGCTAAAGGAGTGTCAAACCTGCGGGAGTCATAGTTTTACTAATGGTAAATGTGATTATTGTGGCAACCAGTACGAAGTAGATGAAGATAAAATATTTTACGGTAATTCAACAGAAGATGATTCATCATTAGATGAGAATATAACTTTTCAAGAAACTCATGCTGGTAAATTAATACTTAAAATCATGATCTACACTTTAGTATCTATTATTTGGTTTGCAGTAACTGTATTTATCCCACCGCTGTTTATAATAACAATTATTTTATTAGTTGTTTATGTGAATTTTCGCTTGATAATTAAAAGAAAATAGCTTATAATAGTATATAGAATAAAGGAGAAATAAATGAGTATTGAATCAGTAGTTGGTAAAATTATTATAATAGCATTAGTTGGAATTTGACTATATGCTTTTTTTACATTAGTTGACCTGATTAAAACGAAAGGAAGAAAATAGATGAGTAAATACTTTAACGACGAAAGGTATTGCTACTGCTTCGATATACCAACGAGTAATGGCTTAGGAGTTTGCAAAGGTTGTAGAGGATACATGAACGTCTGTTATAGTTGCGATCGCTGTTTACATTGCTGGTATACATCACAGATTGAACTGTTTACTGAATATGATGAACCTAAGTTGCTGGAACTTATAGAAAACTGGAATAAATTTTACCAAATTAGAAAGACAAGGAACAGTTGATTCTTGACAAAGTGAAAGCAATTTGATAGAATGTAATTATGAAAGAGGTGCAGAGATGACAACCGAAGAAATAGTGCAAAACTATCAAGTGAAATTGTTAAAGATTATATTTAAAGAAATTGATAGCCTAATGAAGAAAAAAGAAAAGGCTGATATCAACGCACAAAAACTTGCTGAAAATGGGTACTCTGTGAGAACGTCAGCACATTGGAAGTCATTAGGTAATGCAGAGTTTTACATTAAAGAGATGTATGCAAAGTTGAGCGCCTTAGCTGAAATTGATAGACTATTCCATTGGTCAAGTCGTTTACATCAAGAACAATTGCAATTTGTCAGTAAATACCCTAAAGTAATGGAAAAATATAGACAATCAAATTAAGGAGAACAAAATGAAAGATACAGTAAAAACTTTAATGATAGTTGCAGGTGTCGGCTTTACACTTATCGCTATCACTTGGATAGGCATGCTTGCGATGTTGCTTATTACATGGTTTGGAGGTAACATCTAATGAACTTAAAAGAAAATAATCACTATGCCAATGAATACGGTGTAGAACTTAACGAATACTTGAAACATAATTTTAACTATGAAGAGCTTGTGGGGTGGTATACGATGCAGGTATTGAAGTATCTAGTGAGAGCTGGCAAGAAAGAGGGTGAAAGCTACGACAAAGACCGTAACAAGGCTCTAGACTATGCAGGAGAACTTGCTAACTTAAGTAACGAGAATGAGCTTACAGAGTATACTACTGACGATATTATGGGCTTTATACAAGAACTAGCTGATGATTTTGAACGCTGGGAAGGAATAAAATAATTAAAAATAGTTAATGTTTGACAGCATTGACTTTTTTTTGATACAATTAGTTGTATAGAAATAAAGGAGAACAAAATGACAAAATACAATGTTAAATTGATGAACAACAAAAAAGGATATTTAAACTCTTTTAAAAATGAGTTAGGGGAAAAGTTTCTCTTCCTAGGTTTCAAAGAAGAAAGAAATAACTTCAAATCAGAGTTCACTAAAGAAGAAATAAAAGCGATTGATGAAAGATACTTGGAATTTATTGAAGAGGTCTAAGTTAATTCTTGACAAATATAAAGTAATTTGATAATATTGTTTTATAGAAAGGAGGTTAAATAACGGAAATGCAAAAAGCTATAAAGGTTGTAGCTTATAACCCTATGACGGAAGAAGAACTACACTTTAGTTGTAAGGCTGAATGTGCTAAGCATTTCGGACTTAAAGCTAATACAGTCATCAGGTGGCTTGATAACGGTAGACCTGTAATTGAACTGCTGACAGACCTAGATAGAAACCAAGTAGAAATTGAAAAACAAAGTAAGCTAAACGGCTTTGAATTATTTACGATTAAGGAGTGGTTGGACTATGTGTAAAAAACGTAAATACACAAAAATGGGCGCTTTATATTCAATAGCAAATGCCCAACATGCTAAAAAGAGCAAGAAAAACAAAAATGATAAAATACCGGTTAGAGCTTATTACTGCCAATGGTGTAACTTGTATCATTTATCAAGTCAGCAAAGGTTAAACATCAAGACAGGAGTAATTGGATAATGAAAGATGAATTTACATACTACACAGTATCTTGGATATTGGAAAAAGAAATTAAATAACGTAAGTTTTATAATAAAAAAGAGGCTTTAAAATGGAATGAATTGCTTCCAGAAGAACAAAGATATGAAGTTAAAAAGCATACAGAAATAATCGAGGTTATAGCATAATGACAAACGAAGCATTATATGAAAGAATCACTAGCGTACTAAAAGAGCAAGGTATCGGAATGAATCAACTTGAGTTAAAAATTAAAGATGAGACAGGTACATGGCCTAAGTTACATACAACTCAATCACGCTTGAGTTTACCGCATACCGTAGCATTCCCTTATCTTACTATGTTTTTCAATGATGATGAAATGCACGAGCTTACACTTAAAAAAATGGATAGTGCAGGTTCTAGGGGAAATGTTTCGGGCTTATTAGATGAGTTATTATATAGCTTAAAACCAAGTAAAGAGTATCTATATAAGCAACGTTTGAAGCGTAAAATGCAAAGGGAGGCAATGAGATGATCTTACATAAGTACACAAGTGAAATTAATAGGTCAAAATATCCACAGCAAACAGCTAGAAAGATTGCTAATGACTTGAACAAGAAAGACCATTTCAATAATTATCTAGTCAGCTTTGAGCTTGGTTCTAAACGGTATATTATTGAAAAATTTGAAATTAAAGGAATGAATAGATGAAACGTTTTTACGTAGAGGAAGATGACAATGGCAAAGAGATTAAGCGAAAACTAACAACTTTTGCTAATGATGATTTAACACAGCTTTCAGATGATGAACTGGAAACATTATATTATGAGTCATCAGCTCAATTTTTAGCTAAAGCAATGCACTTTATGAAGATTGAGAATGAACTATTTTCGAGAAAGAGTGTAACTGTAAGTGATGAAATTCTAATAAATGCCGGAAATAATATTATTGAAGCTATTGAGCAGGTAAGCAATTGATTCAATTCGCTCATAAAAGGGCGGATAAGAGCTTTAATGATATTGTGGCACAATTATATGAACAAGAGCTTAAAACGCAAGAGAAAGCAAAATATGAGCATATACCAAGGTTCAGGCGGTACAGCATGGGCGACATGGTAAAATAAAAATAGAAAGTAGGATATCTTTATTTACAAAAGAAAGCCACCAATTAAGGTGGCATTTTTTATATTATTTTTCAGCTCGTGGAATATCTTTTTCTTTCAAATCGTTAGCTTGTAAGAAGCGTACATGCCAAGGTTCTGAACTTGACCATTTATAGTGAATCATTTCTTTTCCCATTGTTTCTCTATAAATTTTCTTAATGATTTTAATTTGGTCGTTATGGCTCAAAGCAATTGATTTAAGCCCGTTAAAGTAGTAGTAAGTTCCGTTTCCGTTTTCGTATGTAAATTGCATTAATTCTAAGTCTCCAATTTCTAAAGGTGTAGTATTATTTTGCCCTGTAAGGCGCTTGTTTAGTTCTGCGATAAAGTACGAGCGACAACTCTCTACCGTGCCACCGTGAGCTTCTACGGAACGTCTAGGGCAACTTGTGCTTGATAATTCTTGATGTAGCTTCACAGTATCACGATTAGGAGTTAGTCCCCATTGTTTCATGTACTTAGCTACGTCATCTAGTACCGCTTGTTCATTCCTTAAGAACTGATTTAAATCGCCCTCTGATTGGCACACTTCCCAGCTCGCATAGTTTGCATTACCGTATGAGTTAGCACAATGCCATGCCATATTAGAGAAGTCAGAAGCCTGTAATCGTCCGTCATTTCCAATATAAACATGAGCAAAGCCATTTTCCGGGTTATGAGTTGGCAACCAGTTGTTGTAGAAGCCGGCGTTAGCACCGTTTGAGCCTGCGTCGTTGTGAATTACAACCCCAGTAGGGTTATGCCCACGTACGCCAGCATTAGTTATATTCATTCCTTTTTATCCTCCGTTTGTTCTTCTTCAACTTCTGGAATATTTACACCATTCTTTTTGACAAGTTTAAGCAAACCAGCGAACATAGGACTAATTTTTGCGATTAAGTAAATAAATTGTCCCACGAAGTACAACAAGCCTACGTTAATCACTGTTTTAGCAATATCAGAAGTTGAGGGTGTTTGTGTAAAGTAAAAGACTGCATATAAAACCCACAGGGAAAATATTACCGTCAAATCAATTACTAGCCTACGTTGGAAAGGTGGGTTCATTTCTTCTCTATCTTTTACCCATGTAGCAAACAAAATCGCTAAAATCAAGACAGTCATTAATATCATTTTTGTAATCATAAAGGTTACTCTTTCTAATTTCTATAAAGTTTTACAATCATTTTAACTCTTGCGGCTCCACCACCTCGTCCACTGACATCTCTTTTATTAAAAGTATATTGTTGACCTTTTTTTAAACCAGTAAAGCCAGCGGTAGTTGGCATTGCTATGGCTTGGCTATCATGTCCTTTTGTGTACCCAGTTATTTCATACGTTTTTGTTACACCATTAGAACCGTCAATTCCGATTTCCCATTCTCCACCACCATATCCCCAGCCATGATAAAAAAGCGTTACGTCTGCGATGCTATCATAAGGCGCTGTAATTGTGATGGTATCGCCAGCAGTTGAAAATATAGAAATATACGAGTCTGCGAAACCTTTCATTTCTAAGCTATTTGTGATAACTTTATCTAAATATGTTACATTATCAGGTGTTTTGTCGCTTATTACTCCTATTCCATTTGTCGTTCTAATGTCTATTACTACTTTTAGTACACCTGAATTGTTGTTCAAATCAACATTGTTGCTATTGTTTGAGTTTTCTGCTGATAAACTTACAGGGTGTGTTGTTTGTGTTAAATCAATATTTGCATGAATATAGTTGACAGAATTAGGCTTTAGGGCTACTGTTTCGTTTGATAGTTCAAAATATCTACCGCCAGCAATAATTGAAGTGTTAGTATATTGCACGTTAAGGGCTGTATTTAATGGGCTTGACCAGTCTTTTCGCCTAATTGTTCCATAGTCCATTCCTGTCAACATCATGTATAGCTTTCCGTCATTGTTTGAACCGACTGGAAACTCTGTACCATTTGGACTGAAAAATGTAAAGTTTTTAATTGTCATTTTTAACCTTTCTTGAAATTATTTTCGCTTTATCTAAAACTGGGTTATCAGTAATTGATAGCTCTAATAATCTAAATTTTCTACCGCCATAAGGATAACCACCAATTGATACAAATTGACCGACATCGTACAAGAGCGTAGTTTCGATTCTAAGCGTGTTTTTGCTATTGTAGTATACTTTACCAGATAAAAGTTCTAAGTGGTCTTTACGGAGCTCTCTGTACCCTGTGAAGCTATCTATTCTATATTTGTCGCCATAAGTGGCTACATACTCATATAACATTCGGCTTGTCTCCACTTTCTACAAAAACAAGTCTATCATTAAACTCTGTTTTGACTCTATCTGCTATATATCCTGAATATAGTTTACCCTCATACCAAACATCAACCAAGTCATTAACATATAAAGGCAAAAGTTCATTTTGGTTAAAGATTAATCTTGTGACGATTGTAGAGGGAGAAATTTCAGCCTTAATAGTAGACATATCAGGAGGGTTTCCATGGTCATCTCTATCATAAAATAATGTTTTAGCTGTCCTCACTTCTGGCAAGTCTGTTCCGTCTCCGTGATAAGTGCTATAATCAATGATATCGCCGTTGTTTTTGGCTGTATACATTTTAGGAGGGTCTACGTAGTCATCTGCGTTTGAACTTTTAACGAACACAACAGCAAAATTATAAGCTGAACGTTCTACTATTATTTCCGTGTCCATTGTCACGCTTTGCTTAACGTCTACTCTTGTCGTGATTCTATTTCTATTCCAGCTCCTGGAAGCGAAGTTAATGAATAACAAGTTTCTGGGGTCTGTTTCAGATGAAGCATGTTGAATGGTTGTAGTTGGTTGGAATTGAACCTTGGGAAATATCCTTTTTGCTACGTCATGAGCTGATGAAGTTTCCGCTTTACGGTTAATTGTAGCCTTTCCAGCAAAGATAGTTGAATTAAAGAAATAACCATAACTCATTAAATTATTTTTATTAGGGTCAATTAGATAGTCAATGATAGCTGAGTTTGTCGTTTTAGTTATTGCATTCGGAACATCAAGACTTTCAATCATTGCCCAAAAATAGTTCTTTAATGTAGCTTTGTTGCTTTCATCTACACTTGTTACAAGATAAACCATATCTAAGTTTAAGTTTCTTTTTTTACCTAGCGTCTCCTCAATTGGAACAACTTCAGGGAAAAGAATTTGAACAATGTCCCCAACTTCTACCGAAACGGTCAACGTAGCCGATGAAGTATAAAGATAACCTGTTTCCCACAACTCATAGTTAATAACTTGACATCTTGCCTTTGGTATTGGTAGCCCTCTTTTGTCTTTTTTACCGTTAGGAAGAGTAAAATCAGATATATTATAATAATTAGGGTTAAAGTTATCATAAACATTAGCTTCTAACATTAAACAAAAACCGCCTTTCTCTTGACTTTAAACTCTGCCTTACTTAAATTGATTAGCTCCATTTGACCTTTTTCAATTATACGAGTTCTGTATCGCTCAAAGTCCATTACAGGGAATAAGTTTAGAGCAGTTGTTCCCTTCCAACCTTGATAAGTTTCGTCATTTACGTCTGTATTTATTAAAATGTAGTCTTGTGATTCTTCCGTCTTGAATACAATTGCAGTATATTCATTTCCGATATCGTCTAAAAACCTAACTCCAGTAGGTGTTTTAGGAAGTTTCGGATATAATATCCCCATAAAGCTAAATATTTCATCTTTTATGTCCCAGCGACTTAATCGTTCTATATTTGATTCTCCATAATAAGTGTAAGAAGTCCCTTTGATGTATTTATAATTTCCCGGTGCTATTCCTCCGTAAATTTTAGACTTACCAGCAATAACTTTACCATTTTGAATCATATCAAAAGTTAAATTTTCGTAAGTGTACCACTTTGTGATTATATCGAAAGTTATCTTTTCGCTGAAAGTTCCGTTCTTTCCATAACCCTCAGTCTTTGTGACATCTGCTAAAGCTAAATCAGCATATACCTGAAAAATTTCTGTTTGATATTCAAGTGTAACGAATTTTTTGTTAAGGATATCATTTACGAAGTCTTTCATTAATTGATAGTTTTCTGATAAACTTTCGCCAAATGTTTCTAGCTTAAACTCTATTTGTGGTTGAGTGATTGAGCGTGTCCCCATTACTCCGACACCATTACTTTGCCAAATATTATTAGTTGATTGTAACCCTAAATTAGAGGGCTGATAAAATCTAACTTTTCCGTTTGTAACGTCCCAAATTTTATCATCTGTTCCGTCTAAGTTGGTATGTATTTTGTACTGCCTTACCATTAAGCCCTCCCTAGTTCAAATTCTCGTCTGATTGCACGCGCTAAGTTAGAAACATCTTGACCAGCACCGCCTTGTACGTTAAATGTGTTATATGTTCTGTTATCGCTTGATACGCTGTTAGTGCTTAAACCGTAACCGCTAGAAGATAAGTTGATATCTGTTAAGCCTACTACCATAGAGCCTTTGAATAGTCCGCCAAGTTTTCCGGCAATACCATTAATAGCTCCCGATATATTATTGATTGTACTTGTTACACCACCAAGAACGCTGTTTATCGTACTACTGATTCCTCCGAATATTCCACTAAAGAAACTGCCAAGCCCACTAAATACTCCTGTTATTGCATTGTAAGCATTAGCGGCGAACTGACCAAAGGCGCTGAATGCTCCACTAACTGCATTTCTAGCACCATTGAAAACTCCACTAAAGAAGCTACCAACTCCACTAAATACACCTGAAATTCTTGACCAAGCGCTTGAAGCAAAGCCGCCAAGAGAATTGAACACTCCACTTACTACACCACGAACAGCGTTGAATATGCCACTAAAGAAACCAGCTACTGCACTCCATATTGAGCGAACTACTCCCCAAGCACTAGAAGCAAAACTTCCGATTGCACTGAAAGTACTAGATACGACTCCCCTTACAGCATTAAATATGCCACTAAAGAAGCCTGAAATAGCACTCCATACTGTCATAACTAAGTTCCAAGTTGAAACAGCAAAGCTACCAATAGCACTAAATACTGATGATACGATACCTCTTACAGCGTTGAATATACCGCTAAAGAAGCCAGCTACTGCATTCCATACTCCGACTAGTACATTCCAAGCTGAAACAGCGAAGCTACCTATGGCACTAAATACTGTTGAAACTACTGAACTAACAGCATTAAATATTCCACCAAAGAAACCTGATATACCTTGCCATGCGCCGATAACTAATTGATAAGCACCGCGAATAATAGCCAAGATAAGTTGAAAAGCTACATCAATAATTGAGCCTATTAGATTGAATATAGATTGATAAAAACTAATTAAAGGTTGGAAAGTTGTAATAAACCAGTTATAGGCACCTGTCACTAAAGAAGCAATAGTTGTAAATACAGTTGTAACTATATTTACTATTCCATTCCATAGCCCTGTGAAAAAACCTGTAACCCCTGCCCATGCTGTTTGAATTCCAGTGACAACAGTCGTCCATAAGGTAGTAAAGAATGTTGTTATCCCGTTCCAAATATTTTGAATGCCTTGTATAATTCTGCTAAACCAATCAACTAAGCCTTGCCAAATACCTTTTGATCCGTCAACTACTCCGTTCCATATATCAGCGAACCATTGACCAATACCGCTAAAGAATGAAACTATACTATCCCATGCGCTCTTCAAGAAGTCTACGAAACTAGCCCAAGCCTTTTTGCCTGTTTCGGTTTGAGTGAAGAAATAAACTAAACTAGCAACAACCGCTGCGATCGCTATACCAAGAGCTACGAATGGGTTTATAGCCATAACAGCATTGAAAGCACCCATTACTCCTGTTCCTGCTTGGATTGCTGTTTGTAACTTTTTGAAAATATCAATAGCAGTAACTATTCCAGAACCGATTTTAAAAGCTACAAAACCTGCTGTTAAGGCAACTAAAGACGATTTTAAAGTATCAATCACTACTTTACTTTCACTAAATTTCTTTGCAAAATTAGCAATTTTCTTTATGACGTCAGCTAAACCTTTTGCCAAACTAGCAATAGTTTTGCTTACATTCTCCACAGAACCTGCACTTTCGCCAGTTTTTGAATCTATACCAGCAAATGATTCTATTAGTTGTCCGATTATACTTAGAACTGAACCGAAAGTTGATTTTAATCCGTCCCAAATTTCAGAGAAAGAACTTAAAGCACCATTTTTTTCTAATGCTCCCCATAATTCTTTGACATACTTGACTATGCTATCTATAGCTTTACCAGCACTTTCGCCCCAACCTGCCATTTTATCAATCAAAGCACTTATAACAGGAGTTAAAGCGTCAAGCGTAGGAAGCAAAGCAAGCGATAGGGTTTCATTAAAACTATCCCAAGCGTCGCTTATAGTTGTTACTCCGCCACCACCTGCTTTACCGAGCTTTTGCATAGCTTCGTCTAGCATTCCAACAGATATTGCACCTGCTTCACTAGCGCCTGCGAAAGAGCCATATTGTTTCAAAGCTGGGTTCATTTCCATAACGGTTGATTTAAGAGCTGAACCAAGAGCTGTGTTATTATCTGTTAGCTGATTAATATTTTCAGCCGTAACTTTACCAGCTGCCGACATTTGACCGTAAGCCTGAACCACACCTTTAAGGTTTTCACCAGTACCACCAAATGCTTGGTTAGCTTTTACTAATGCTTTCGTTTTACTAACTGCTGATTTAGCGGTATCTCCTAAACCAATAAAGGTTGTTGAAAGTTTAAGAGTATCTTCAGTATTTGCATTTGTATCTTTAGCAAGATTCTGCATAGATTTGCTTACATAATCAAAATCTTGCCCATTGCCTTTGAACTTCATTGTATTTTGCAATGAAATCATGGCTTTTTGAGTATCCATTGCGTCAGATACCCAGCCTTTTAAGCCATTACCAACAGCACTAACAGCACTTGCACCGATTTGCCTGAATGCACCAACCGCAATTTCTCTAAGACCGCTAAAGCGTGACTTCATGCCCTCAATTCCGCTATTAACACCTTTAGTGTCCATTTTAGCGTCAATGTTCCAAGAGCCTGAACTAATAGCACTCTCGACTTGCCTAATTTCGCCCTCTAGCCTGTTAGCTTGTGTTTCTGCTGTGCCTAAATCTCTAGTAAGTTGTAGCCATTTCTTTTGACCTGCTGACGTACCTTTGTCAACCGTAGAAAGTTCTTCTTTTAATTTTGTTGCTTTGTCACGTGATAAGCCCAACTGCGTTTGTAAGTTCTTTTGCAATTGCGCCATTTTATCGGTATTTGTGGGGTCAAGTTTTAGAGCTTCACGTAAGTTTTTAGCTTCTCCTCTAAGCCCTGACATTGCGGTATTAACGCCTTTAAGTGAGTTCTCGAATTTCGTTGTATTACCGTATATCTCGACCTCAAACGTTGCATTACTTGCCATTACATACCCTTTCTTTTACGCCTTTTCTCTTTTTCTTTTTCCTCTTTCTTCTTTTCTGCAATAAGTTCGATTAATTTATAAACAAGTTCTAGTTCCATTTCCATGAACTGTGTTATATCAATTTCATTATTGCCTAAAACAGTCAAAAGTTCTAAAGTTTTATTTTCCTTTACAGTATCTTTCTTTTTCTTAATCAATGAACTAGAAGAAAAGAAGACCATATCGTCTTCCGTTTCCTCTTTTTCTTTAATAAAAACAGTCTTACAGAAGATATTTATTAACTCGTTAGTTGTAGGAAGCTCTGTTTTGTCGTCTAATGCGTTTTGCAGTCCTCCGTTACAATCTACCCAAAGTATCAATAACTTGTCTGTAAAGCTCTCCATTTGCTCTGTAAAGTCATCAGGAATATAACCAGCGACAAAAGAATTTTGTAAGTCTGCAAAGTCTTTCAAATCTGTAATAAAGTCTGAACCTGTTAGTTCTAAGTATCTAATTGCATGTTTTAAAATCATTTACAGTCCTTTCAGCTCATTAAATTTCTTTTTGCCACAGTTCGACAAGTTCTTTAAGTCCTTTACCGTCAGTATCGAACTCAAAGCTAGAAAGAAAGTCTGCAAAGTCGCTTTTTGCTTTTACAATGTTATCTTGAAAAAGAGCCAAGTATAAACCATATTGAACGAATTCCATTACATCAGTAATTTCTCCGTCTTCTTTTTTAAGCTCTGTATCCATTGCCTTTTGTTGTTGAAAAAGGTCTTTACCTGTAATCATTTTAAATTTACGTGCTGTACTTAATTGTTTTGCCATTTTATATATATTCCTTTACTTATTCTATTTTTTTCCAAGTATATTTTTCTGGGTCTGCACTTTGTGAGTTAGAGTCATTATCGGTATATGTTCCGATATAGCTTGGATAATCTTCAGCTGTTACTTCACTAAATGAAGGCATCCAAGGAGTAGCAATTGGTCCTTCTTCCCACTTATGACCAGCCGTCCACAAAGCTGAACCAGAGTCTGAACCTGTCATTTCGTATCTAGCTAATACTTTGTCATTAGCTTTTAAGGTTACGGTAATGCTATCTCTAACCCAATCAAAATCATTACTGAATGTCCTTTTTAAAGAGGGAATTTCTGAACTGTTAAGCAAGGTAAATCTAATTGTATTTGCCGAACTTCCTGAACTTTTAATATAAGCTGAGAAAGTATAAGTACCGTCTTTTGGTGCTGTAAATACTTTATGAATACCACCCCATTGTATAGTTTTTTTCTTAACAGTTAGACCTTTATAAGTTCCGTCGATTGTCCAATTGTCTGCCCAATTCCAAAGACCGCTAAAGTCTTTAGTTCCGTCTAACAAATTTAAGTTAGGCCAAACGGTCGTGAATCTATCTTTTCCATCTGCACTATATGCAAAGGCTACGTGTTGAGCCCCGTCGGGCGCACTAGGGCGTGTCTGTTACAGCAACGCCTACTGAAACATCTGCATAACCTTCAGCGGAGAATGTAACGATATAAACGCCAGGAGCAAGTTCGTTGTTTCTTGCAATATTTCCTTTTACATCTTTAATTACCGCTGTTACTTTTACATCTTGCCCTTTAGAGTTTTTCAAAATAGATGGTAAAACAATTGTTCCGTCATTACGCCCTTTAGTTTTCGTTTGAACATTTGGAATAACTGGAGGAATTAACGTAACAGCACCAGCAAGTTCCGTATCAGGTTGCATGATGAACAAGCTAGCTTCCATTTTCTTAACAAAATCTTTTGCTTGCTCTCCCCAAATCTCATACTCAATAGCAGGAACTTTTTTATCTCCATTCAAATAAATATCTGAATCAGTTGCTTGAACTGCCAAAGTCCATTGAATAGGATCTACGCCGTCTACTGAATCTGTTTCTGATTCTTTTGTAGCTTCTGCTGTTGGTCTCAAATTTGGATAAACGACTACACGGTAACCGTCAATAAACTCTCCTGTAACTTTATCACGTTTGCGCCCTTTAATAAGATACTGAACGCATTTCGTTTTCCAATTACCAGTAGGAGACCAACCCAAGCCATTTGCTGTTCTTTGTTGACCTAAGATATCCTCTTTGAGCGCTTGGTCTGTTTGAATAAATACCATTTCGCCTTGAAGCAAGGTAGCACCTTTTTTGACTCCATGGTCTGGCACGTCATCAGCTGGATAGCTATTAGTTTCCGCTTGGTCTTCCATTGAGCCAACTGACACCAAACCAGTTACAATTTTATGGTTAGTGAACTCTGGTTTTCCGTTACTTCCCTTGGCCATATCAGCTACGATTAGAGCTTCATTACCAAAGAAAATCTCACGTGAATTATAATCTAATTTCATTTTTTCTCTTTTCTTTTTGTGTTTTTATGCAGTGCGTTTCCAATAATATATTGTTGTTGAACCAATTACTGCTGAACCGATGTTTTCCCATGTTCCGGTAGAATACCCTGATGATGAACTTGAAGTATTTGTGACTACCGAGCCAACTGGGTGAGCTTGAGCATAATCTATACCCATGACCGCAGGCTTAAGTAGGCCAGTAGCCCTATCAATTGATACTAACCACATTGGCAACCAATTGTAATCAGAACTTTTCTTATTAGGTTTAATGATATTACTAAACCCTAAATACTTTGGATAATCAGCAGTTGTAACTTCACTAGCTGAGGGCATCCAAGGAGTGGCGGTTGAACCTTGTTCCCACTTATGACCAGCCGTCCATAAAATTGAATCTGTTCCAGAACCTGATATTTCGTATCTGGCAGACATAGTGTCTTTGGCTTTCAAAGTTACAGTGAAGCTGTCTCTTAACCAATCAAAATTGTTTCCAAAAAACTTATAAAGCCTGTCATCCCAATAATCTATCCCATTTTTCTGAATGACTCTATTTATACTTGCATTACTTCCTGAACTTTTAACATAAGCTGAGAAAGTATATGTTCCGTCTTTGGGTGCAGTAAATGTTTTATGAATACCACCCCATTGTATAGTTTTTTTCTTAACAGTTAGACCTTTATAAGTTCCGTCGATTGTCCAATTGTCTGCCCAATTCCAAAGACCGCTAAAGTCTTTAGTTCCGTCTATCAAGTTCAAGTTAGGATAAACAGTGGTGAAATCGTCCGTACCGTCTGCGCTGTTGGCATAGGCTATTGTATTTACAACTCCGTCAGCTGTTGAAGTACCTCCATTTGCGATTGGAAGCACACCTGAAACTCCAATATTAGTTGCATCGGCAGTCCCGTCAAAGTCTTGAAATGCTGAAGATTGAAGATTTACCCTAAGTTTTCTAGCTGTTTCCAGTTTACTTGCACTAACAGCATTTCCATTAAGTGGTAAACTGTTCGCTTGTGCTTCGGTAGCCTTTGCCATTGCATTTTTGGCTTCACTTTCAGCTTGTTTTGCTGTTTCTTGAGCAGTTGTTACATTTTTATTTGTGATTGATAACTCTGATTGTTCAGCTTTTGTTGAAATTGCAACACCTTGTTTATCAACGGTAGCTTGTAAGTTATCTAAATCCGTTTGATTGGCTTTTGCTGAAACAGTTGCTGATTGATTATTAACAGTATGCTGTAAACTTTCTAAATCAGTTTGATTAGCTTTAGGAGAATAATCTCCATTACTCATCAGAGCAACGTTACTTGTTAAAATCTTTACTGAATTTATTAGTTCAACAACTTCTGATTCACTGGCGTTACTTGCGATTGCATCTAATAGCGATTTTATAGTAACTAAATTTTCAGGACTAATACCAAACGCTTCTACTTCATTTTTTAGCTCTGTTACTGCACTTTGTAAGCTCGTCATATCAGCTAAATTTGCTTTTAGTTCAATATTGCTCTTGTTTGAATCAGTTTGAGCATGTAAGTCATTCAACTCACTACGCAACACTTGTGGCATATTTTCCAATAATAATTTTGTAAAATCATCAATCTTATTATTTACTTCTTGAGCTAAATCAGAAACTGTCGAATTATCTGATATAAACGTAAGCTTCTTGCTGACGATAACCTGTTCTTTAGCTTCATCGAGAAGAATCAAGTTCGCTTCAATAACTCCAGCTTTTGTCATTTCGGTAGGAATTACCAAAATAAACTCTCCTTTAGTTAAGTTTTCAGGAGGAATCATAACAAAGCCTGAATTACTGCTATTAGTATATTGATATGTAAGTTTTAATGAATGGCCAGTCAAATCAATTTCGCCTCCATTATCAATTATTTTAACTGACAATGTTCTAGCGTTGACGTCGCCTTGCATTATTTGAATTGGTTGTGGGAAGTCTTTATTGACCGTATCCCATACAATCGCTCTTTTTCTAAAATTATCTAAACTCATTTAAAAATACCATTATTTTTAATTTCAATCAAATGTAATTAAGCCACTTTCTACTTTTATAATTTCATTGAATTAGCATAATTAGCGCCCTTTTTCAATGTTGTTTTAACATCTTGCATACCTTTTTTTTCAACCAAGAAATACATACCATGATAACCACTAGTATAATTAGCTCTAGTCCCTGCGTTTACTACTACTTTATCGCCTTTTTTAACTTGCTTTAAGTTACTTGACAATTGCCCAGTATTTTGATATCTGGCATAAGTATAGGTGTGACCGTGGCTTCTGATTAATCTAGTTCTTCTACTTGCAGCATTTGCCTTAGCTTTAAACTCTGCTTCAAACCAATCGCCCATGCGTTCCGTGACTTTAGTTTGCATTTCTTTAGCTATGATTGATGTATTAAGTAAATTCATTGCCATGCTTGACCACCTGCGCCACAAGGCAAATAAACAGTTCCAGTATAATTGTACAAATGGCTATTCTCTGACCAGTTCGTCATATTCCAACCGTTCTGTAAAACATTTCCGACTAGTCCTACAAGTTCATCGTCAACATCTTTAACAGATAAAACAACTTGATAATAGTAACCCATGACAAAGCTCGTATTATCCATTTTAAGCACCTTTGAGTCACTAAGTGATAAATATACCGTCTTGTCCTCTATGGTGTCCTTAACGCCTAAAATAACGTCATTTAGAGGCATTGTAAGTAAATTGTTGTACCAATCTATATAAGAATCAAATTCCATTGCTTACCTCGTTCCAGAATTGAACATAATGACCTTTTAATCTAGTATTATGTCGTATAGCTAAACTTGCAGCGTGTCGTTCTACTCCTAATTTCCTACATAGTTCTGCCCCTGAATTAAACACTTTACCGTTATAAACTACTGGTTTAGAACGTGCTTTTATGCCATTCTTTCTAAATTTATCGGAAATAGTTCCTCCAGTTTTTTCATTCATTCTACGACTATTTTCAGAGCGTGTAACATATTCTAAATTAGAAATATCATTATTTAACTTGTTCATGTCTATGTGGTCAACGGTTAAATCAGAACAACCTTTGAAAGCTTCCATAACAATTCTATGAAGAGGGACATTTTTGCCATTTATTTTAAGTTTTAAATAACCATAGGCATTAAGCGAGGGTTTTAAGTATCTATGACTTTTAAAACTATAAACTCTACCGTCAGAAAATACTAAATAATCATTTTTATAAAATTTATAATCTTTCATAGTCCGTTACTCACGACTCCCTCTAAAATCACCTTATTATTTTTAGGGTTTCTTTCCCATGTTGTACGCTTGAAAGTTTCGCCTTTTTCGTCTAAGAAATAGTTGAAAATCAAGTCTTCCATTTCTCCGATTCCGTTAAGCTCGTATCTTACATTTTTACCTAGTCCAATCATAGAAAACTCATCAAGTCTTGTCTGACTAATTCTCTGTTTAACTGCTGGTAAAACGATAGGCTTTATAACATTAGCTTCTGCACCGTTCTTCTTCTTAACAGTCGTTTCTACCTGTAATGTAACTTGTGAGAATATCATTAAATACCTCCATAATACATTAACTCTTGTAAAGAAGCCAAACGTTTCATTTCAGCATTTCTCCATTGTTCCGCTGGTTCATCAACAATATTAAGCCGACAATAACAAGCAATAAAGTCTTTCACTAATACGCTTGTTTCGTCAGCTTTAATACCATTTTTTTCTAGCAATTTAATAGCTATTGAACGGAATAAGATAAGTTTACTATCATAAGCTGTTACTAAAATCGGAATACCACAATAGACCTTGATATAATCTATCATTTACTTCCTCCGTTTTATTCTTATGATACTGTAATTACTGCACCAGCATTATAAGTTTCAACATGTCCGCTTGTTAGTGTTTCAACCAAAATCATGTTGCTATTAGTTTTCCATTCAAAGGCATCAACTTTAGTAAGGTCTTGCATATCAATGTGATATTTTTGGTCTACCAATACAGTAGGTTTGAGTGCTTTTGAACCTGTGTAGACAATGATTTCATCTACTCCAACTTCAGAAGCAATTTCAGTATCATCATTTTTAATACGAACGTGAGCATTTGCAGTCGCTTGACGTAACTCATCTAACAAGGCTTTACGGTCTTCCGCTTTAACAATCAAATAACGACGTCCAGCAGTAGGACGAACAAAGTCAACCGCTTCTTCAATAGCGTTAGCAAATGGAGTTGTTCCAGCTGATTTAGCTTTTGTAGTAATCTTTTTGACTTTTTTGTCGTCTGCTTCTTTTTCGATTGATTTAAAACCGTTTGTTCCGTCTCCCTCAACAAGCGCAAGGTCAACAATTTTGTTTACAATGGCTTGTGTAAGTTCAGCTACAATCAAGTTGTAAAGTTCAGAATATGACATTTGAAGACGTTTAACACGTTCGGCAAGTGATTGCAATTTATAAACCATTACGGGCTCGAGAGTATCAATAGTGAGTGTAGCTGCCTGCTCTGTTTTTTGTTGTCCGTCTTTGTGAACTTGTGCTTCATTAGCTGAATCAAATGAGCGTGATACAAGCAAAGCGCCAACATTTGTAACATGGAAGACTTTGAATACTGGGTTAGTATTTAACAAAGCTGTGTTAATTGACTCAACCAATTTACGTGGAAGCTCAAAAGTTTTGTCTGTGATAGTTACACCATTTTCAGCAAGTTTTGCGTTCCAAGCGTTTTTAATTTCTGATTTTCCAGCGTTCTTTTTCAATACATCAAAAAATTCTGTTACAGCGTTTTGTGATTCAATAAAGTTTGTCATTTTAGCTTTTCCTTTTGGTTTTTCTTCCTGTGCGTTAAGTTCGTTCTCAATTTTGATAATTTCAATTGAATTTTCTGAAAGTGTTTTTTCTAATTCTTGTACTTTAGGTAAATCTTCAATTGCGTTTTTTACTTCAAAGCCACTAATTTTAGATTTTAAAGATACGTTATTTTCTTTAAGTTCTGCCAAGCGGTTCTGTTTTTCGATTAAATCAGGTTTATTCATATTTCTTTTTAATATCCTCAATTTCTTTCAAAGCGTTACGGCTTTCAATAATTTTGTTGCGTTCTTCTGTAAGTTCTTCGCCTAAGGCATTTTGAATAAATTTTGCGTTAGGGTCTGCTGGTACTGAAACAAGAGAAATCTCTTTAAACTGTGCTTTATTTACAACTAGAGCATCATTTTCATCAAAAGTATAATCTGTGATGTAATAGGCAATTGAGAGTGAATCAAAAGCTCCGTTTTCCACAGCCTTGTTAATGTTTGGCGCATTGTCGTAAAGCGTGAAGTCAGTCAGGTATTTATTAGTAGCTAAATCATAATAAACTTTCGCGTCCCCAATGACTTCACTAGATCCTGAACCATGTTCATATAGCAATGGATATCGTTCTCTAGCAAACTCAATACAGTCAGGGGTCAAGATAATACCGTTAAGATTCTCTACACCAACTTCTGAACCAATGCCTTGGAACGACTTAGAACCGTCCTCATTTTCAGTTACTTTAATTTCAGCACTATTGGTTATTAGTTTCATCTGTGCTTGTTACGTCCTTTCTACTGCCTTGTAGGTCACTTAGATTTTTAACAGCAACTGCGTTAAGGTTAGCTATGTAAATGTCTCCACCCTCTATTGGTTGCTCGCCCATTTTAACAAGAAGCTGATTCTGTGTAAAAATAGGCCCATTAATATTTTCGTGGTACAAGTCAATTAATTCTTTCAAAGTTGCAAACTTGAATAGCTGGTTATCTACGATTATGCGTTCATAATATAAGTTATCCTTAACTACTCGTCTGCGGTTTGTTGAAATCAGTTTATAAGTCAGTTCCTTTTCAAGTTGAATCAGTAAAGGAATGATAGTAGAGTTATAAAAATAAATTTGTTGTTCTTGCGTAGCAGTACCAAGCAAAATATTTTCATTCATAAAGTAACCTGTCAAAAGTTCCGATTTAATAAGGTCAATTTCATCTTTGTTTAAAACAGAATAATCTTTTTTAAGTTCTACAATTTCCGTCTTGTTATCAACTGGCGTCAAACCGTTGTAACTAGAACCTTCTTGCATGTTCTTTATTGTTGCTAGTGCTTTTTCTCGATACTCTTGTGTATTATCAATATCAAGAAAGGCATTAATTTTCAACAAGCCACGCAATTTACCTTGTTCCAGCTTAGTTTGAATACTAGCCAGAGCATTATCTAAAATACTTGTGTCTTCATTGATATAAAAAGGACTGATAAGCCTTACTAATTCTTCAGGTTTATATTCTTTTTTATCGTTAGCAAATAGTAGGTCTAATAGGTCGCCTGTTTCACTATCAAATATAGGGTACAGGTCAACATAGCGCGTACATAGCAACTTTTTAATTACTTTCTGCCAAAACTCCATGCTATTATGTTCGCCCTTAGAGCTCCAATTGAGGACTTCATCTAAATCAGAGCCTGCCATACTAATCAAAGTATCAGATCCAACATCAGATTTTTTATATTTTACATGGTTAAATTCTACTTTTGTTATTTCATTAGCGATTTTATTATGAATATTAGTCACAAAGGCACTTGTATATTCTACCGCTTCGTTTTGCCACGCTGTAACTCTTTGAGTATCATTGTTTAGTTTTCCACGTGAAAATGATACCACTTTTCCGAATAAGTTCAATTTTTCCCCTTTCTACCATAAACTTACGCCTTTCCCTCGTTTATACTCGCCTGTTTTCTTGTTATGGCAAGACTTACAAAGGAGTTGTAGGTTATCAGGGTTCAGCGCTATTTTCCAATCATCAAGATTTTCCCAAGTTAGTTCTACAATATGGTCAACTTCGTATTTTTTAGCACCGAATGCACCACATCTTACGCAAGTCATTTTGTCACGTTGTCTTACATAATCACGGACTGCCAACCATTCTTTTTTATTGTACCAACCACTTTCTCTGACAGTATCAACATTATATTTCATCTGATACCAACATTTCTAAAGCCATTGTCAAAGCCACAGTGGGGTCAATTTTATCTTTTTCAAGTTTTTTAGTATACATATAGTCCCCACTTTGTCCGATTTTAACAGCAGTATTATTTAAAGCCCACTGCATGACTTTTTGGTTATGGATAAGTTTATTTTCCACTAACTTAGATTTTAATAACTTGATATAGTCGTTCATTGAGAAACCTTGTCGAATTGCTCTTTGGTTGTCTCCGTCTTTATCAAAGAAGTAACGCTCAATCAACCCTTTTAAAATTTCATAGCGAGCTGGGTCGTATCCGATTTTTCTAAGTCTGCACCCTGTCTTAGTTCTAAAGTCATTAATATATGGTATTAAGTCGTTTACGTTGATATATTCCGTATCGAGTAAGATTAATTCGCCTCTGTCAACGAATTCAGTCCATAGTTCTTGTTGTTCTGTGTCTAGCTGCTCATATTGAGACCGTACAGAGAAAGTAAGTGTATGGCTGTAAGTTTTACCCTCTAACTCACAAACGAACGATACGGCCGTTAAATCGCCAATTAAGGATAGGTCAATTCCAACATAAGTTCTATTTTTATTAAATACAGATAAATTAAAGTCTGTTAGTTTAGTATCTTGTGGAGTGAAGTAGTAAGCTGTGTCCTGCATAGGCAAGCCCATATTAAACGCTAAGAACTTATTCTGTAACGCTGGGTCTCCTTGTGCAAGTTCGTACTCCTCAATAACTCCCGACCACTTAGGGACATGACCGATAAGAGGTAAAGCCATAGTCCAATTCTTTTTATCTTTGACCTGCTCATGATTTTCTAGCATGTAAAGTAAGCCGAACGACCTATCATTGTAAAATTCTTCTTCTGATTTGAAACGCTCAACAAGTTTATCATATAGTCCGTCTCGTTTAAGTCCGCCTGAAGTGATATAAATACTTTGCCAGTTGTCTTGTTTTTGACGTGAACCTTTATTGACTGATTCTGTTATATCTTCGCCATAGGTATGAACTTCATCAAATATATTGAGTGAACTGTTACCACCTTGCGCTCGCAAAGTATCATTTGTTTGCTTTTTGAAAGTTGTTTTAAAAGAAGTGAATTCTAGCCCTTGTTTTGTACTCTTGAAAATTTTGTTTTCATTGTACACTCTTAATGTATCGCTGGCTTCCGTTTGATTCCTAACTTGGTCAAATACGTGTCTAGCCTGTGTATTATCGTATGCAATAACTAAGCTCTCTCCGCCATATTGTCCGCCTAAAATCATCCAGTTAAGCACGCGCGTAGCCATTAAACTAGACTTACCTGATCCACGTCCTAGGTTAAGGAAAATTTCATTGACTAAATTTACTTGAACGCCTTTTTCATCAATCATATCATAACCAAGCATTAACTCATACCAATATTTTTGCGTAGGGTGTAGCTTGATTTTCATTAAATTACCAGTAGTAAGGTAAAAATTATCCTCTATCCACTCGATAGCCTGCGTAACTCTATCATAACGATAAATATATTTCTCATGAATTCTGATTTGCTTTTTAATAGTTTTACGCATATATTTGTTTAGCTCTATGCCATGTTCTTTATTATAAGCTAACATTTGATTCATGTAATACATTTTATCCCTCGAATTCTACATTCAATATACCTTTTTTTATTCTGTTCTTGACAGTTTTTCTATTTAGTCCCATTTTTCTAGCTAATTCATTTATGCTATTAAATTTTAACCCTTTATAAACAAGTTTTTTACAACCATATATTTCTCCATTAAGATTATTTTTTAAATGGGCAGTTCCAACACGTTCAAACATTCTTCGTGTATTTTCAGCTTGCGTTACATACTCAAGATTAGATAAATTATTGTTTTGTACATTTCCGTCTATATGGTCAACAGTTAAATCACTTTTACCATTGAATGCTTCCATTATAAATCTATGTAGCCAAGTATTTTTATTACAAATATAAATTTTATAATAACCATTCTTTTGTAAAGTTGGCTTCATCATTTTGTTTTTAGAAAGACTGTAAACATTACCGTCTTCATAAACTATATATTTATCTTTATAAGTTACACTTCTCATTCAAACCCCTCTGGTGCTTTAATTTCTGGCGTTTTATACTTACTTAGTTTATAGTCATCAAGTTCTTCAATTTTAGTCTTAAGGTCATTAGCGCTTGATTCTTCTTGTTGCAACCTCCGCCATTCAGTAGGGTTATAAAGTTCAGGGTTTCCAGCCTTAGCAACCATCATTGCTACTAAGCTATCTTTATCCAGCTCTTTTTCTTTAACCTTTACTTTTTCAACGTTTCCGTCAGCGTCATATATCGTTTCTGTTTCCTTTAGCGTTTTCCTAAGTAGTTTGGTGGGTCGCTTGGTAACCGCCCATTGTTCTGCTGATAATACGGATTCTTAACCACTCATCATTACTCCTCTCTGTTTGGTATAGACACCCCTTAAAATTCTAGAAAATTGGTGCGTGACGTGAGAAAATACCTTGTGGTGGCTCTCCTAAAGACCATAGTAGGGGCGGGGGTCAATTTTAAATCGTGTCGATGGTATTTATACCACCTATGCTATAAAATCGTGCTACGAGCGTT